TTGTTCACGAGCTATGTCAGCTTGCGAAGGTTTTGCCTTCTGACTTGCCGATTGAGTTATCGCAGCGGGTGAAACGGATAAGGACTGCATTATTTGCGCTTTGCAAGACGCAACAATCTCAAACCCTGCCTTCCACAAATCAGGAAATTTTGCAAAGACTGTTGACTGGGGATCACACTCCCATACTGCCGCCAGAGACAGAACCATTGAACCAATACGCGGGTTTCTTTCGGGATCTGTCATAACGATCGGCATCATCGAAAACATGGACGAATCCGCCGCCTCGTTGATCGCGTCGTTGGCGTAAATCTGAATCTGCTCGCAAGGCACCAGCTTGGACTTGCCCTTGAAAACCCCCTGTATCTTTTCAGCCGAGCAAGAAAACAGGTTCATCTTGTCGGACCAGTTGGGATTGCGCCTGGCCGACAGAACGATCTTCTCGCTGCCGTAGTAAATCTTGCACAGCCGACGCTCGTTGCCGATCGTCAAATTGGTCCAGGTCTCATAGACCAGCGCATGCTTCATCCCGCCCTGCGTGAGCTTGATCCCTGCCGCGTCGACCACCACCTTCTGCTTGTTGATGGCAACCGCCGCCTTCTCCCCGGCCATTTCCTCAAGCAGCGTATCGCCCGCATCATCAAGAATTTCCTCGTTCTCGATCATCTGCTTGATCTTGGACTTAGACCACCGCCGCAAGATCGTAACCGACCCACCAGCATCGAGCGCATCCGGCATCGTGTCAGCAGTGTGCGGAAGCACCAGGATATCCGAATCCGCAATTACCTCGACGTGCGGACGGCCCTCAGTTATGGTCTCATGCTGTACGTCGTCCGGCACCTGCCCTGCCTGATCAACCAATTCAGGGCGCGGCTTCTTGAAAGTGACGTGCCGCTTGCGCTCCCGCCAGCTGACATAGACGTTGTACTGCCCCTCGACATCGCCATTGCGAAGCAGCGCCGGCACCACCACGGTGCGCATCTTGGTCTTCTTGATGTAGTGCTCGACCAGGCTCATCTCGCCGTGAGGCATCTCGCCGTCCATCGTGGTCACTTCGATGTAGCGGCCGTTCTGCGGGAAAATCTGGTTGGAAAACCGAGTAACACGGGCCTGAATGGCGTCATGCACGATCGGCACGAAAATCTTTGAATTGCCGGCATAATACTGCCGCATGCCAAGCTTGCAGTTATACAAATCCCAAAAGTCCATCTGCTCGTTGGAACGGTCATATTGGTTCTCGAACCCAGTCTCGATCTCCCTGTACATCTCCAGCAGGGACTCCATGACCTCGGGCTTGTCGGACAGTTCCTCCTTGCGGTCCTCGTCATCGACCGCCGGATTAGTATCCTGCGGTTCGGCCTCAGTGCGCGGATTGAGCTTCTTGGACTTAGCCACGGTGCGCCTCGAAAATACGTTCGTCCGCTGGCTTGTCTGCACTTAAATAAGCATCGTCGTGCATGGCAAAATTGTTATCACCGTCATTGGCCAGAAATGCAGCATGCGGGCACTGTATAGTGCGGTAGACATCCTCGAACCACTTGCTGCATACGTCACATTTTACGATCATCGCCGCACCAGCGTCCTTGCCTCGCTGACCACCCCGAAGTCACGGTGCCACTCGTCCTTGGACGGCTGCGGCGGGGGCGCCGCCGCCAGAATAGTGGTGTACTCCCGCCCGTCCAAACCTGTCGCCCGGCGCGGCGCCTGCTCGTCCTGGCCGGCCACGTGCATCACTGCCACGAACGCCTCGACAGCCTCCATCAGAACCCGGTAGGGCCCGTCGTCCGGCTCGCGAGACAGCTCCCCTCTTTTTCCGACACTATAAGCATATCCCCCAGCCAGGCCGTTAAGCACCCATCGGGCCGCCTGTGCAACGACAAACAGCGGCTGGTCCCGCCGCCGTCGCGTGAGCAGGTCACGGAGCTGCTCTCGCCCGCGGACAATGTCGCCGCCAGTGCGTGGCTCAACCTGAATGGCCCTGGTGGCGACCCGGAGGCCGACAGTGTCACTAGAACCAGCAGGGCAGACAACAAAACGAACAGGAGTGCTGCCACTACCAGCCTCAAGACGAGACTGTCCTGCAATGTCAGCCAATACCTCTCCGGGTGGACCTTCTCTAACCCAGTCAGCATGAACACGAATCTGTCCATCGATCACCTGCATGAGTGCAGCAGCAGTGTATTGTGCCGTCGCATTGACGGCAAGCCACCACGCCTGACCGGGCAGGCGGGGAAGCGTGTCGGAGACGTGGTCCTTGGAGATGTCGTAAACCGGCAGGCCCGGCTTCAGGAGAAGCGCGTAGGCGAGCGCATTGGGGAAGTCTTTGCGGCCGGTGGGAAAGGACATGAGCTGGCCACGCGCCTCCGCGCTGACATCAACAAACTCAACTTGTCCTGATTTGAAGAACGGTTGTAAGCCTCTGATAAAACTGTCCTTACCACGTGGGGGGATAAGCCGACGCAGTGGCAGTAGCTGTCGCCGCTGCAACGATCGATGCCGTAGCGGCTGCATGATGAATTCCTCAAGACCTGTAGCCTCCACGCCTATCTCGGTTGGACTCCACGAATCGTCCACGGCGAAGATGTCGTCTATTATCTGGTCGGGCAGCCACAGCCGGGCATCGCCCCGCCAGACTACAAGCTTCGCCCCGATCCATGAAAATACCGCAACGCCCGTCATCGCGGAGGTAGAGTTTACAGTCCGGGCTGGGTCGTACGCTGCGTAAACACTCTGCCATGTCCTCACGTGTCCCTTGGTCTTGACGTCGCCATCCTTGAAAATGCGGCTCTCCGGGTCGTCGGCCTCGCACATATACTCGCAATTGAAAGCGTGCAGAAGACCAAGCCTCTCGTACTCCTGGCGTTTCTGCGCGATGTCCTCCAGTGAAAATTTCTCAGGCCACAAGGCCCGCCATTTGCCTGCTGGCAGGTCGTAGCGTTCAACGCCTGCCTCGTCCTGCACCATGACGGGATAGCGCCGGGCAAGCCATGCAGGATCTTTGGACACCCGCACGATCACGGCATCGCGGTCGAGCCGGTTACCCATGAACCGGATGCGGTAGGCGACCTGCCCGGCCTCGCCTTTGGCACAGGCAGGCAGAAGCGTGCGAAAGAGCCAATAGATCATCTTCTCGCGCTGCTCGGGCGTGCGGACGCTGTCCTCATCCTCAAGGTCGTCGATCAGGACGAAGTCCGGCCGGGCATCGTGGTGGCGCATGCCGCGGACCGCGGCGCCGGCACCGACAGCCTGGATGCAAACGTCGTTGACGAGCACGAGCTTGCTGTCGGTCCAGGTGTCGCCCTCCATCCTGCCGAACAGCTGATTGAGCGGCTCGTTGACGACAAACTCGTTCCTGATGGCGATCAGCCGCTCCACTGCGCGGGTGTGGCTCGCGCCGATTATCAAACCGTGCCTGAACTCCGCAAACAAGGCGCCGAGCACGATGGCTTCCTCGGCGACCGTGGATTTGGCTGCGTCGCGGAACCCCTCGATCACCACCTGCGGATGCGCAGAGTGGTAGACATCCTGAATCTCGTGGTGAAACGCCGGTGTCCTGATCTTATGCCGGTTCTTGAAAATCACTTCATGCGCGAGCCGGCGGTTATGGTAGAACTCGGTGAGCAGGTGTTCGCGGTGAATGTCGGATTCAGCTGGGGTCATCGTACTACTTTCAAGCCTGGCGGATGCGGCAGAACCACATAAAGACCAGGCTTGTTGTAATTCCACCAGAACTGCCAGCTGCCGTCAGGCGCAGGATACGTCACAGCGTAAAGGCATGGCCTTGCACTGTTTTTATACCACAAATCCGGCATCATCAGTACTGATCCTTGATGTTGGAGTGCCAGTACTTCCCCGGCGAGCCCGCCGCCACAAGCCCGTCGAATAGCTCTTGGGGCACGTTGTGGTGAATGTAAGTCCCGCCGTTGACGAAGGTCATTGACAGGTCTTTGTTCTCATCGTCATAGGTGGCGGACGAGAACGCAGTCGAGCTAAGCTGTTCGGTTTTTATGGTCATGGAGTTACCTCATGCCTCGTAGCTGGCAGATCGAAGAGCAGACCGTGGAAGACCCTGCCACCAAGCTGCGGCTGGAATTCTCGTCGGTGTGGACGGACGAGGTGAACGCGGGTAATGAACCGCCCACGCAGGACGAGCTGGCCGTGCTCAGACTGTATACCTCGGACCGCACTCGTATGGCCACTTTCACGTTTGAGAGGAATGGACGGTTCGTAAAATGCGATGTCGAGCCGCTTGTCCGGGCAGCGGGAGAGCCGCCGCTGCCCGGCATCTACAAGCCGCACGACGACTGGACCCACCCGCTTGTCCGGCCGGACCGGCCGGAGTAATATGGGTCCGCCGGCACGGCGCCGCCATCCTGACGGTGGGCCGGCGCTGCGTTGCCGGCGTAACACATTGGCCTGAGAGGTACGCATCGGACCCACTCAGCCCGCAGTCTCTGCGGGCGCCTCACTGCTTGCACTCGTACATTCAGAATACCGTGCCGCTCCTTCCCCTGGCAGGGCGGGGGCGGCGTTTTCCTGGCCTGCACGCCACATAATATACAGGTTGATGTGGCGCCGACCGTTGGCATCCAGATCCAGCAAGTGGTTTATGGTGCGCAGGCAGGTTCGGCACACGAACACCGCTGACGGGGCATGGCGGTCGAGTACGAGCGCAGTTAAAATTCCGCAGCAGGGGCAGGGGGCTTTGGCCCGTGTCGGGACCGGATTGGCCTGGACGCAGGCGTGGCAGCGCACACCGACGCGGCCGCGCACACCCTGGGTAAAGTGTTCCAGGGTGTTAGGAAATGCCTGGCGGCATCCCCAGCATTCTTTTACCGGGCGGCGGCGCAGGCGCATGTAGTCCGCCCACTTACGTGCAGCTGCATCTTCCGTCAGGTTCGCGGTTTGGTATTTCTTTGCTCTCTTTGGTGGTTTATAGGCCATAATGTTGCTCCAATTTAAACTGTTACCAAGCATATAAAATGCTAGGTAGACTTTGTCAATGGCTTTGTTAGGGGCAAAAAATTTTGGGGCGGACTTTTAGTGTGAGAGTATTATAAACTACGCGGCTGCGGCTGGCCTCGGCGGATACCTGAGTTGGCTGGCCAGGCAGCCAGGCAGCCAGGCAGCCAGGCAGCCAGGCAGCAAGATGTTAGCCTCCGTATCGCTAACACCACGCAGATATCGTGTTGCATATGATACGCTGCGCTGAGCGGGCAGCGGTTGACTATGTCGATCATAGTTGCATCGCTACTAAAGCACTAGTATAGCACTAGTCAGTAACCCATTGAAAACATTAAAAATGACTTTTGGTATAGGTATTTATTATTAAATAAGTATATCTACTACTAATCAGACAAGTACTCTATCTCCCCCCCTCCCCCTGGTGTAGCGACACTCTGCCACATGGTGACCCAGGGGGAGGTGGGGTATAGAAAAACTCTCAGACTGTCATACTCCGGTAATAAT